ACATGCTCAAAAGTATCTTCTTTTCTGTTATCAGATATGTCTCGTAACTTCATAGTACCATCAGATGTATTAATCCTTGTATTAAGTTCCACACACTTACTACATGACAAGTCGATGTTCTTGGCGAACACACCTAAAATATTCAAATGCTCTTGGACAGATAACTCTGTAGCTGTTGGAGTTATAGATATATCGTTTTTTAATGCTTCATTATAACCAAAGTCCCTTATCGTAACCCTCTTACAAAGTCCTTGGTTTTTATCTATCCTGTACTTTCCATCAGTTGATAATAATATTTCTTCATCAGCTATTATTTCTTTCTTAAAGTAGTCAGTTTCAAACCACTCACCTTTGTGTATTGCTGGATATTGAAAATCTACCTTTTTTCCCTCAACTCTGTTCCAGCGTGTAAACTCAGTTGAGAACACAGGTTCTAATCCACCAGACATATTGCCAGCTAAAATAGACAGAGTGCCAGTTGGTGCAATTGCACTCAGAGCAGAATTGCGAATTCCGTACTTTCTAATCAAATCAATAGTTTCTTCAGTTAATACTTTACTGTTTTTTACATAACCAGTATTCAACAACTCTTCAGAGTATAAAGCAAATGGCCCTTTTTCTTTAGCCAATAAAGCAGATTTCTGGTATAAAGAATTCATAAACACACTAAGTATCTTATCAAAAAGCTTTACACTTTCATCACTTCCATACTTTATGCCCATCATCATAAGTAAAGAACCAGCACCAACAATGCCAACACCTATTTTTCTTTTTAATTTTGCTGCTTGCCTATACATCTCAATAGGATAATCAGAAATATCTATTATATTGTCTAGAGCTTCTGTCATCAAAAAAGCATCTTCTCTGAATAAATCATAATCAAACTTTTTAGTTTCCATATCATAATATCTTGGAAGAACTAATGAGCCAAGGTTACAAACATCCCCTGTTTCTATAGTTTCTCCGTTGTATTCTACCAATCCCGTGTTGGCAACAACCTCCCCACAGCCCCTAGAAACATAACCACAATGGTTCCAGTCATCTGCTTCAGGCTCATATAAATCAAAAACTTCACCCTTACCAATATACTCAATGTTTTTAATCTGAGTTTTCCATCTAACACCATTTAATTGTGAGTTTTTAATAACTTTTTTTAATTTTTCATTCTTTTCTTTGTGACTAATGTACTTCAATTCATTATAAAGATTCAAAATAGAATCGTTATCAATAACGCCTGTATAAATTGTTTTTTTTGCCTTTATAAATCTTCCGTTTATTTCACTTCTATGATGTATTTTCCTTTTATACACCTTGTAATCTGCTTTAATAAATAACATCAAATGTTTGAGTAATGTATGTATATCAAAATTAGTATTAGAAAATCTAATTTGTGGATAATTGCCAGTATTATTAACATTACCATCTGAAGAAATTAAACCATCTATTAAACCTAAAATAAAATTTTTATTAGTATTCAAAGATTTCTCAAAAAATATTTGTTTTCCATTAGTATTTATACCAACAGTTTCAAGCAAATTATCCAAATATTGTTTATTATGTGTTAAATAATACCTAACACAGTTTCCTTCACTTTTATCTATCCTAAATTTTCCACCCACACGGATAAATAATTCTTCTATATATGAATTATCTTCTTTAGAATTAGTAGAGATGTTAAAAGATGAATTGTTTGAATAACAACCATCACCAAGGTACAAACCAACCAATAATCCATCATCTCTGCTCAACTTAGTATTTAAATTAGGATATTTTTTATACCATTCTTTCCTAACAAAATAATTATCATCTATATCTAGTAACCTTTTCTCATTGTTCCATCTCTTTCTACTATCTATACCAGATATCATAGTATGAAAAATATGTCCTTTAGTAACATCCTGCGAAAATCCATCGCTAAAATGAACCCTATAAATGTCTTGATTACTATAGGTTTTTATTTCCCTTACCTCATCAAACCCTAAAGTTGTTTGTATTTTATCCCCAACAGATATGTTTTCAACAGGAACAATACCATTATCGGTGGCAACTAGTGTTCCTTTTGCCACACAAGGATTAGTTGCAAGAACACTACAATTAGGTAGATAATTTATATTATCATCTCTCCTAGCATTGTCTATAAATAGGATGCCTGGTTCGTTTCGTGTATGAGTTGATTTTAATAACACCTCCCATAAATCTTTAGCCTTAACAGTTTTATAAACAACTACAGGCAACCCTCTTTCTGCCCAATTTTCAAAATCACCATTCCATAACTCATCATATTCATCACAATTTATATCTGGAAACCAAAGGTCCCAATCTAAATCATTGTCTACAGCATACATAAAAGCATCTGTTACCATAACAGACATATTCATTTTAGTAAGTTTATTTGGTATGGATTTAGCAGTAATAAACTCTTCTATATCTGGATGAACTATACTCATTGTTACCATGGTAGCTCCTTTTCTTATACTATTCTTAAAAGGAACACCCTGGTAACAATCTTCTTTGGATACAGAACCAGATGTAATAACTTCAGAAACTTTATCAAATATTTCAAGAAACTTTATTGGGCCTGGGGAAGTTACACCTATCTTTCTAATAATGGTTTTAGAAGGTCTAAAGAAATTAGCACAAAAACCGACACCACCTTCAGTTTTCAGTGTAAGAGCATAATTTGTAACCATCTCAAATATACCTTCAAGAGAATCTGGATTCTTTGGTGTTGTTTCTATAAAACAATTAAATAGTGTAAGACCTTTCTCATCTATACCTATATTGGAATTAATTCTTCCTCCAAATAAGGTTCTAAAACTCATTATAGATTCTTTTAATCTATTACATTTATCTTCATCATCAGGAAATATATTTTTAGCTATTCTATCACAAAACCCTTCATAGCTTTCATCTTTATATTTATACTTATTTTCCCATATTTCCTTCTGAAAATTATTAATGAACGTCATACTTCGAGTTCCTCCTTAGTCAATTTTCTTAATACCCGTAGAACCAAATCCTCCATCACCCCTGTCAGTTTCACCCAAGTCGTCCTCCTCAAAAACAGCTCTATAAACAGGCTTCAAAGAACCTTGGGCAATTCTGTCCCCTGCATCCCATTTAAACACACTATTACTATGATTGATTAAAATTACACCCAAGTCGCCTCTATAGTCTTCATCAATAGTACCAGGTGTATTCAATACAGTAATCATATTTTTATAAGCCGGACCACTTCTAGGTCTAACCTGAATTTCCCAATCTTCTGGTAAGGCATAAGCCAAACCAGTCTTTACAAGAACACTTCTATGTGCCCGTAACTCTCCACCCTCAAGAGCATGAAGATCAAAACAAGCATCAGTTGAATGTGCATATCTTGGTACAATTGCGTCTTCATGAAGTTTCTTAAATTTAACTCTGACTTTATTACATTTAACATTCATATTTATCATAATATTATTCCTTATTCTTGAAGCGCTCCGCATTTAGAGCACGCTAATTTAGTTCCTAACTTATCATCTGGCACAAAGGTCATTGTACAACAATCACATGTGTCACCATTTTCATCTTTTTCTTCACAAGAATCCTTCAACCAGCACGGACCTACAAGAGCATCTGACTCCATTGAAATCTTATGAAAATACCTACCAAAACCATCCTTTAAACAACCTTGAACAATAGGTGCTACTTGTTCAATTTGATCTTCTCTAACTTCAACCACAACCTCATCATGAACTGTTAGTATAAGTTTTGCATCATAACCACTTTCTTCTAATCTATCTACTAAATAAATCATTGATTCTTTAATAGTATCTGCATTCGAACTTTGTACGGGCATGTTTTTTGCTTGCCGTTCTACAGCTCTCTGAATCTTCTTCCTGTCAGGGTGTCCAAACGGTGGAATGTTATAGAAACGTCTTCTGCCAGATACTGAAATAGAATAGCCTAACTTAACACCATCTCTAGCTGATTTATCAAGATGTGACTTAATAGCACTAAAAACATTAAAATAATTGTTAATCAACCTTTCAGATTCTTTTTCAGAAATATTTAAACGATCAGCTAAGCCGTATTTAGACATACCATAACAATTATGAACCACAAAACCATTGGCCAAAAAATATTGATGATTTTTAACCGATATATCATATACTTTGCTGTACCCTATCTTTTTAATACTATTAATTGGCAAAGTTATTATATTGTTATCATAAATGAATTTTATATTAGAATCATAATTTGATAGAACCTCAAAGTATGCATTATTTATATACTCTCTACCATAGTAGTTTAATTGATTGTATAAATACCGGTTACTGTTATTTATATTGCTTTTATTTACACACCTATCTTTAGACACTTTATCTTTCAACAATTTGAGTTTTGCTGCTGGATAATTTAAACGGAATACCGATCTTTTAAACCCTGTAGTACAAATACATTTAGAATTCTTTCTATCAGTAATAAACCCAATAACATTAGCAAACCTTATTTTACATTTAGTATCAACAACATCTAATTTATAATATTTATTTATTGGATATCTTTTATCATTTGTTTCTCTAATTTTTGATAAGATTCCAAAATTTAATAACATTAGCTGAAGTGATTTCAATAAAAAGTAAGATTTACTAGAATAAGAAATATCAAAAGACTTTCCTTTTGAACTAACAGTACCGTCCCCTTCAAATAATGTCCTAATAAAAGAGATTTGTATGCCTTTAGGTGATTGTTTAATACAATTTGGAATATCAACAGTTGCAGTTTTATTTGTACTATCAAAAGGAATAACTGTTGACAACCAATTAGCAAATTTAGCGGAATTGGCTGAATAACTAACAATACCGTTATTAACACTTCTACTGTAGTTATCAAATAAATTGTTAAATAAATTATCAATATAAGCTATAAACTCTACATCATTAACAGACATTCCAAATTGAACACTGTTATAATTCCCTAATTTATTTTTATGTAAATGACCTTCAGATATAAATAATCCAAAAAAAGATGCCCACTCATTGCATAGAATTTTAGGTATAACAAAATCTTTAGCGTTAGTGTTAAGTGGGTAGTTAAATGGATCAAATTTATAATAATTATTGTTAAATATATTTGAACCTAGTTTAATACACACTTGATCTTTATCAAGATTTATATCTTCTAGTTTCTTATCTGTATAGTTACCCTTAGCATCTATAACCTTTATTAGATGATCCTTCGTGCATCTTAAAGTGTAACCAAACTTAGATTCTAGCTCATAAACTTGTTTTTTTCCCATGTAAGCATTATCTATAATGCTATCATTACCAACATCATGAGAAATCAATGCTCCATTTGAAGTATTATCTATAGAAACAATGCCATCACTTGTTAAAATTTCAGTACCCTCATCTAAACACAAACCAAACGATATAGCTTTACATGCGGTCCTCATTGTATGGTCTACTTCCTCTATTGGGACCTGAAATACTTCAGATGCAGATCTTGAGTGTAGATCGATATTATTATTAAAACATTGCAAAAAAACTGGGTCATCAGAAAAGTTCCCTAAACACCGCAATTCAGCAGAACTCATGTCAGCAGTAATTAATTTATAACCAGGTTTGGAAATAAAACAACTTCTATACTTCTGTTTTTTAGGAATATTCTGTAAATTAGGTGCAGAACTACTCATTCTACCAGTACTAACCATCTGCTGAAACCTGGTATGTAATCTACCAGTAACTGGATTTATCCTTTCAAGTAAAGATTCTCCATAAGTTGAAACGAGTTTAGCAAGTTTTCTATATTCTAAAAGAGCTTTAATAACAGGCACATCTTGATATTTTTTTAAAACTTTAGCATCTGTACTTTCAATAGTTAATCCGTATTTTTTTAAAGCGTTCAGTAACTGCTGATTACTTTCTAAATTAATAACAGGCATTCCAAACATCACATTTTGCCCATAAGATCCTGCTAACATTGATTGCACTTTATTAGCTGCTTCAATAGCATCATGCTTTATATCTTTCATCATGATGCGCCACTTATCAACATCTAACGTAATACCATTAAGTTCCATTTCACACATAGGACGAGTAAATTCAAACTCTAATCTACATACATTTTCAAACTTATTTTCCACAATTGCAGGCAACTGCAAATCACGTATTAGTGATAGAACTTCTACATCACTAGCTGCATACTCTAATTGATGTGGCTTAAATACCTGATTATAATCCTGAAATGTTCCTCTGGGCTCTTTATTCATAATTAAACCAAGATACTTCTTAACAAGATCTGATAAACTTGCCCCACGCTTGGTTTTCCCTAAATTTAAAAGCTGCTCAACTAACATAGTATCATATATATTATCAGGATAATAACCGCCATGGCATTTGAGCATCTTCATATCGAATACTGCATTTTGAAATATCTTTATTATATTAGGATTTTCAAAGAACCCTTTGAAAATTTCCAAATTAATATTGGAATGTTCAGTATCATGCCTAACATCAAAAACATAAGATTTTCCAGGAACACCTAACTGCAACAATGAAACTTTAGATGTATAAGGATCTAATCCAGTAGTTTCAGTATCTGCCTCTACTACAGGGTAATTAACAATATCAGATAAATGCTTTTTAGCCTCATCTACATCTGTAATATATACATAATTAGGCCTGGGTAAAGTATTATCTTCTACTGTAAAAACACTCATTAAACCCCCTTCTTTATAACTCTTGTTGATTTATAAATTTTATTAACCAAAGAATGATGAGCTGGTTTCCCAGTATATAAAATTGGTTCAGTCATCTCATCGAGAATCAATGAGATTTTATCACCTTCTTCATATGATTTAGACCATTTTAATTTGTTAGTAAAAAATCCTGCAGTAGCTATCCTTATAGCTTCTTCTGGCACATTCTTTTTTTTAAGAACTTTTAATACTTTAATAGCCTCTTTAAAACTACCTTTAGATATAGCTTTTCCAATAGCCATTATATCTGCATCTTCTTCATCAACAAGACTACCTAACAGCCCTTTTACATCTTGCTCATCCCAACTACCACCATCTATAACTTTCTTTATTACGCCAATAGCATCCCTTGGTATCCCATTAGTCCATTCTATAATAAGTTTAATTGCTTGGTAGTTATATTCAATACCTTCAAACTCACATATATTTATCAACATTTTTTCCATTAAATCGGCAGGTAATCTATCGAAATGGAAATTACCTATATGTGTTCTACTTATAAAAGCACTGCCTAATTTTTCTGGTTTGTTTGTACAAAATATAAAATAAACATGTGAAAAACCATCTTCAATTTTTTTAAGTAAGAGATCTTGTGCAGATTTAGATAGTTCGTGTGCCTCATCAAATATTAATACTTTATATTTAAAATCAAATGGGGCAAACATTAGGTTTTCAGTTACTTTTGCAACTGCGGCCTTTCCACCATCCTGACCCACATTAATTTCGATTACATCTAAATTATTTTGAGACATAATCCTAATACAACTATCACAAGCTAAGCAAGGCTCATTAGTGGTAGACTCTACTGACTCACAATTTAAACCTAATGCCACTATTCTGGCCATGGTAGTTTTACCACAACCTGCTGGGCCGGTAAAAAGCATTAAGTGGGGGAGGGTACCAGCTTTAAGTCCATTCCCTATAATTTTTTTATTTGCGTCATGCCCAACAACTTCATCAACTGTACACGGTCTATACACAGAAGTTAAATCGTTGGCACCGCTTCGTGTGGTTCTCTTTATTAACATTTAAAACTCCTTTAGTTATTAAAATAAAACACATCTATTAAATGTCAAGTATTAAATTTAGATTTATTGGACTGAAGTAGATCATAGACTTGAGAAATTACCCCTTGACCGCCCAAAACATCCACAACATAATCAGCACGATTTCTCAACAAGGTGGGGGCATCATAAGGCACTACACTAAAATTTGAAAGCTCCATACATTCAGTATCAGATAGTCTACTTCCAATATAAATTAAACTATCTGGAGTAGTATTATATCTGGAAATAATCTTACGTAAAATATCTACTTTCTTTTCATTTTTATTTTTAATAAAATAAAAAGGTATTTGCCTTGTACGCATAACACCATAACTAATAGAAGCATCAGAAGATAGAAATACAAATGTAAAATAAGGTTTCAAAAGATTAATAGCTTCAAAATCCTTCATATAATAGTTTTTGAATAGTGTATTATTCAAAACGTCAATAGCGTCTAAATCATTTGTTATAACACCATCAACCTCACTTACTATAATCTCTGTTTCACTGAAATCTATCATTTAGTACTCCTTATAAAACTCTTTAATTTTCCCCACAACATATTTAATCTCTTCTGCTTCCAACTCTGGAAACATTGGCAATGAAATAATATTAGATGCAAGATCTTCAGCAATTGGGAGATTTATATCATTATACCCTTTATATGCTTGTTGTTTATGACAAGGAATAGGGTAATGTATACCAGTATAGATACCATTGTCCGACAGAAATGTAGCTAATTTATCCCTATCTCTACATTTAATCACAAATAAATGATAGGAATGTACCACATCATTAAGGGTTGGAATAAATTCAACCTGCGACATCCCATTAAGTAGTTCTTTATATATCATAACATTAAGATTTCTAGCAATAGTCCAACTATCCAGATACTTAAGTTTAACATTAAGAACTGCTCCCTGAATACCTTCCATGCGGTAATTATGACCAATAAAATTGTGAGTATACTTTTTTGGCGATCCATGATCACGCAAAGCCATAAGTATATCATAAAGATGCTTATCATTAGTAACTACTGCGCCAGCTTCACCATAGGCTCCTAAATTTTTTCCAGGATAAAAACTAAAACAACCACAATTACCAAAATTACCAACACTGGTACCTTTATACTTTGACAAATGTGCTTGAGCACAGTCTTCGATAACAATAAGATTGTGTTTGTTAGCGATCTTAACCACTTCATCCATTTGAGCTGGCTGTCCGTAAAGGTGTACAGGTATAATAGCAACAGTTCTATCTGTAATAACATCTTCAATTTTGTCAACATCAATATTGGCATATCTGTTACAATCCACAAAGATAGGACTTGCTCCGGTTAAACTAACTGCTTCTGCTGTAGCAAAAAACGTATTGGTTGGTACAATAACCTCATCTCCGGGGCCTATATTATGTGCCATTAAAGATATATGAAGTGCTGATGTACCTGAATTTACCCCAACACAGTATTTAGTATTATGTGCTTTTGCAAAGTTTTCTTCGAACTCCTTCACAAATTTACCTGCAACAAATGCTGTATTATCTATAACATCTTGGATTGCATTATTGACTTCGTCCTTAATATTTTCATATTGTACTTTTAAGTCTAAAAAATTAACTTTCATTCTTTTTTAATTCCTTTCGAGTGCCTATTTTATTTACTACTCTATAACTATAACCACAAACTTCACATTTGTCAAATTTTTTTGTAGCATTCATTATAGATATACCACAACCATCACATGTATAATTCAATTCCCAATTTTTACATACTGTTTTATCCATAATTATCTCCTATATATAACCTAGTTGACTAAGTATTTTTTTTGGTCCCTACTTATTTACTTTACTTTTAACCATATAGAAGACCCTAATTTTTCTCCAAAATTCTCTGGAAATTTTCTTAAATCATCTTTAAAAAATTTTGAATGACATATAAAAAATGTTGGAAACAATATTTCAAAATAATCACTCAATAAATATGGGATCAATAAATACTGTTCATTCCAATGGGAATAATGTTTAGGATAATTAAATGGTAAATGTATATCGTGTATGTGTACTATAACTCCCTGGGGTAGTCTAGGTATTAAAGTTGAAAAAACCATTGAAACATCACTATAACCTTTAGACACATGGGAGCTATCTATAAACACGATGTCATTCTTCTTTATTTTATCTAAATCTTCCCAAGATTCTAAATCTTCAAGCTTATTTCTTATAACCTTATCACATACCAAATCAACGTCTCTTCTTGGTTCAGGATCAATAGATATTATTTTAGTATCTAAATTTTTATTACTTATAGTTTTACTAGCGATCATGGTAGAGTTTCCAGATCCCACCTCAAAATATAAAGACGGTTGATTTATTCTAATAAAATTTATAAGAGCCAATAAATCTAAACTCTGACAATAACCATTATACACTATATTACCCAAATCTTCATAATCTTTATAATTTTTAATTAAAATAGATATAAAATCCTTAAACTTTTTTAAATCTTTTTTAAAAATATCCTCTATATGATGATTAATAAAACCATCCGGACCCCAAATTTGTTTATCTTTAAGAATATCAAACCTAGATTTCTGCCAATTTATAAAACTATCCAAATTATTCATAATTTATCTCCTTTATTTTTCTTACAGGAGTTCCAACATATATCCCAGGCTCAGTTATATCTTTGTTTACAAAAGAATTGGCACCAGTAACCACATTGTCACAAATTTCTACTCCGCCTGCTATTTTTGTTCCAGCACCAATATAACAATTTCTTCCTATAACTGTACCATTAATCCTTTTTCTATCGTGACCTCCACCAAGTGTTATAACATTTGGTCCTATAAATACATTTCTTTTTACTAGTGCTGTATCAGTAAGAATAGTTCCATACTTAATAACAACATCATCTTCTATAACCACATGAGGTCCTGTTCTTACTCTACCTTGTAGTGTACAATTCTTTCCTATTGTAGTGTATTCTTCAAGTTCACAGTAACTACCTATAGTTGAACCAACATCTACAGTTACCCCCCTACCAATGATACAAAAATGTCCATTTAAAATACCGCCTTCTAATTCCACATCTATATCTATTACATTATACATTATAGTTCCCTCTCATCCTTTCTTAAATCTTGCGTTTTAAACTTTCCTATCTTTTTTATTTATAATATTCCTTATCAGATTTAATTTCATAAAGTTTATAAAACTCTTCACGGGCCAATTCAAGCCTTTCTTTTATTTCATCTGATATAAAATCATCAAATAGTTTATCTAATAAATCTTTTTTTTCACTTAGTGGTGCATTTTCTATTTTTCTATGGATCTCAGGATGAAGAGTTATAGTAAGCTCAGGAATGTCTATATCAAAATTATATTTTTTCAAATAGTAAGCCTGCTTATACATCCTAAGAATATGATGAAGCTCACAATAAGTTTTACCATCAGCCCCATTCCAATTCAATTTTATTCCTGTCAATTGACAAGTATAATTATCTCTTTTTTTTGCAAACTCAATAATTTTATAATTTCTTACAGGTTTAACCTTTCTGCCAGCCATAAACCCGGCTCTATAATTTTCATCACTATAAAACAAATCATTTACTGAAAAATGACCAAAATAGTGCTCAACCTCTTTCTTCCATTTAGGTGATAAATAGAGTTCAGTAAAATACCATTTTTTAAGATAATTAACATAAGTATTCTTTGTTTTATTATTAAGATCCTTATTATTCTCTATTGCAGAAATACGAGCATTAAACTTCTTATCATCAATATCACCATCAACTTTCTTGAAATTGACTTTTATTATACCAATATTTATAAGTGATTGAATACCCCACACAACCCATTTAGAATAAAATTGCCCAGAAAGCAATAAATCTATATTTAAATCTGGATTTGTTTCCAAAATAGAGGCGTTAGTTATATAAGGAAAATTATATGTTAAAAATTCTCCAGTAATAAAACCATTTTTAAGTATAAAATAAAAAAGTGCTCTATAAACATAAACTTTAATGTTATCTGAAACTCGTTTAGTAGCAACACTCTTTGCTTTTACTTCAGTAAATGCTGACAATACCGACTTAATACATTCACTTTCACTACAATCTTTTGAAATAATTTCTCTTATAAGAGACCTTCCTGATATAGTCAACCTAACCTTATCAAAATCATACTTCTCTATTAGATTATGATATTCTAGATTATTGAAACGGTGCTCACCACAAGTATTATTAATATTTTTTCCAAAACATTTATACATATCTTCTTTAATTTTATACTTAAAATCCCCATAAAAATAGTAATCTCTATCATATAAAGATTTCAAAACTAAAATCGAAGTATCATTTTTTGTAAAACCAGGACAAAAAGGGCTTTTGAATAATATTTCATTAGATGGACACTGCATTCTCTTGCTTGAAGGAAAACTTTCCTCGTACTCACTTAAAATAATTGTTTTTTTACCCATAAAAACTCCTTTACCTTTTAGGCATATTTCTAACTAATCGTTTAACAAGTTGTGGCAAAAAACATTCACCTATAACCTTCCTTACTAAATTTTCATTGGCTTCTGGATAAGGTTCCCAATCATCAGGAAGGCCTGTTACAATAAAAAGCTCCTTTAATGTAAGAACCCTAGCATCTGAATAAAAAATGATTTTATTACCTTTATCATCAACTTCTTCAAGCCTTCTTCCTGGATGTACATTATTTTGTGAAGATATAGCTCCATTTCCCATAGTTACTGTAGGTGCAGGCTCATCCCAACTCATCCTTTTATAAGTAGTTCCATAACCCTTAACCTTAACATTATCCTTTCTTTTTGGGTAATAAAATTCATTGTCGAAAGCAGACTTACCAGTAGGGGTATATCTCATGCATTCAATATGTCTTTCATTATGATTCTTTGCTTTATGAAACTTTATATCAGAACTTCCCCCACTCTCTAAAGAAGGTAAATGCCCAATAGCTGTCTCCAAAGTTATTCTATTTTCCTTTTCTGGAAAAGGCCACCAACCTTCACTAGATATTAAAAATATAGCTCTTCGTCTGTGCTGTGGGGTTCCATAATCAGCAGCATCAAGTACCTTAACTTGTATATGATATCTAAGCGGCCCCAAACTACTAAACAAATAATCTTGTATAGTAAAAAAGCGACCATCAATTTCCACAAAAGTATTAAGCATAGCCTGAACATTTTCTATGATAATATATTTAGGTCTTACTTCTTTTATAAATTCCACAACATACTTTATCAAAAGATTTCTTTTGTCTAAAGGATCTTTTGCGCCCGCCGAACTCATTCCTTGACATGGCGGAGTTGCCATAAGAAATTCACATTTATGTTTTTTTGCCAAATTTACAATATTTCTATAAACAGGTTTATCTTTAATATCCCCACAAACAATCTCAGTTCTAGGATACAAGTATTTATAAAAAATGCATCGATCCTCTAATAGTTCATTAGCAACTTTTATATTAATTCCTTCGTCATGTAAATAAGTTTCTCCAATACCCACATTAGCAAAAAGGGAAACCCCGTTTATTCTCTCCATGTTATACCCCCAAAGATAATTTATCATATTAAATACCCTTAACCCTAATTTCCTCATTTCTTAAATATCTTTTAACTTTAGCTGGTGCCCCCATAACAAGCACACCAGGAGGTATATCCCTAGTAACTACTGAACCTGCAGCCACTATAGAGTCCTTGCCAATTCTAACACTAGGTAAAAGGCTTGAATTCATACCAACAGTAACATAATCATCAATAATAGGCCCTGTATAATCAAAACCGCCTTTGGTTTTATCTCTTCCCATAGAATTATCATTCCCCATAATCACCCCTGGACCAATAAAAACATGCTTACCTAATATAGCATCACTTGCCACATTTGTCAAGTCCATAACTCTCGTGTAATTACCTATTCTTGTTCTAGCTCCAACTTTAGTGTTTATACCAACTATACAATTATCTCCTATAGTAACATCCTCTCTTATATGTACACCATCTCCTATTAAGCAATTTTTTCCTATCTTTACATTACTATATATAACAACATTGGCCCCAATAATAGTATTGTCTCCAATCAAAACAGGCTTCAATTCTAATTTATTATAATCAATTTCTGTTAATCCTTTTGGTGCCATTGGTGGACGGCCTATAACTGCACCTGGAAATGTAGTTATATTGTTACCAAATATAACTTCACTAAAATTATTGAATTCTTTCATTATGATATTTCCCCCTCCCTTTCTTTATTCAATCTTGCTTTTTGATCATTAAAACTTTCTTCTTCAACCTTATACCTCATTTTTGCTGCATCTCGTCTGGCCATTTTAACATTACTTTTGGATTTTTTTACATTGCTTCTAGGTTTTTTTACATTTTTATAGGCTTTATTATAAATTTTAAGATACTCTTCCGCCCTTTTCTTGTTGTATTCAAGTATAGTGCTATACATAGATTCAGGAATAGGTTTAGGTTCTACTGGAGTGTCATCAGCAAACCATATTAATGGCGCTTTTTTTAAAACCATATTGAATTCAAAAAACCCTTTATAACCATTATATCTTATCCAACTACTGACTTTGGGCATATTTTCGGGCGGGGGCATTAGAATACTTCTGCCTGTGTCAGTATTAGCTCTAGCAGCCTCCATACTCCACTTAAACTTATGTACTTTTTTATTATGGGTTGTATGCCCTAAATGTAAAATAACAATATCCCAACTAGTTTTATCTTCCCCAAAATTAATATTGGCGGCTTTAAGCCTTCTACCTTTACCATAACCAAAATAAGTAGGTTGATGCCAACCTACATGAGCACCAGTTTTCTCTCGTTTAGAATAATTAAAACCAGCACTAAACCTCCAGATCGGGGCTTTAGAATGAGTAGCTATATCCCTTCCCCAAACATTGTCAGCTCTATACCAAGTTCTTGATCTCCATAAATGAGCCAAAGGAAGCTTAACCAATTCAATACCTTTATGATAGAAATCAGTTAACCTTTTTCTGAAACAATCTCCGCCAATGATGGTGGCTTTATGTGAGTAAATTTGGTCAGCTGATTTTACTACCACCCAGTCAGGACTCTTTTCGGCAATTTTTTCCACAACAAATTTCCACCTATTGCCTCCTCTAGATATAACACTATTATTTTCATTTCTAAAAATTCTTATATGAGGATATTTTTGGGCATAATCCTGTAAAACTGCCCAAGAATCATCAGTACTTCCATCATCCAAAATCACAATGTCATCAAATCCAACTTCTAATGCATTATCTAATGCCTCGTATAAATTCCCTTTTATAAGTTCATTATACATTGGTATTCCCAAAGATATAGTAACTCTTTGTTTTTTGGGGTCCACAAATGGCTTATTTTGCATTTTTATTGTTCTCCTTTTTTTAGTAAGGGTGTTAAATTATGAGGATCAACACCCCATTTTTTTATAAAATACCTATAAGCTCCAAGCTCATTATTAACATAACCCGCTGATCCTTTGTCTTGTTTCAAACCTAATTTTCTAGTGGTAATAGATCCCCAATGATGAACATAAGATAACATGGCCATACCTGAACTAAACCCTGCCAGATGTACTCTCAAATAATAATCTATGTCAGCATATGAAGCAAGATCGTATTTTAAATATTCTTCGTCTTTTAATCCTACCTTTTCTATTACTTTCTTTTTATAAATAATAAGACCTGGCCAAAAAGTTCTTTCCGTGGGTATATAAGGATCACTGATATTATCTGCTTTATAAGCATCAACAAACTTGTTTAAATCACCATATGTTTGTTTTATAACATGAATCATATTATCAACATTATCTTCTTGGAGATATTTAAGTCTTAATGGTTTATATTTCTCTACAATCGGACCTATTTTAGGATAAAGCGCTCTTATTTCAGACACACTATGAAAGACAAAGGGATTAGTACAATCAAATTCAGAAAGTAATAAAGGAGGTAACCAATCTTCAGTTACAATGTGATCATTAGCCATAACCATAATATGGGTCAGGTCGGGCTCATTAAGAGCCCAACTAACACCTTGATTTGAAGCTTTACAAGCCCCCATATTATAATCATTATCTATAAATCTGTCAAGTACCTTATCTGATAAAAGGCTTCTTGCCCAAATTTTAGTCTCATCTGTACTACCATTATCCACAAGACATAACTTGTATGAATTAGAATCAGTATAAGCTAATATTGAATTTATACAAGCCTTTGTAAATAAAAAATGGTTAAATGACACAACAATGATACCTACCTTCATCCCACTTCTACCCATCCACCAGCAGTAATTGACTCTCGCATAGCATTAACGGTTTTTACAACATCACATCCAAGTTCACCACTAGCTATAGGAACTTTATTGTTTTCCATACAATTGATAAATTCTTCAGCCTCTAAACTCATAGGTTCAGCATTATGAATATAAGGGCACACCACATCTCCGTACTTATAACTGAGCAAGTGATCAGCATATGATCTATTTGATATTTCACTTCTTTCTCCCATATCAACTGAATTATTATAAATTGTTATTTTCTTTGTGCCAGAGTCACAAACCACCATTTGTTTAGTTCCAACAACAACAGTGCTTCTAACTTTAAGTGGATCTAACCAACTTAAATGTAAGTGTACAAGTGTACCCTTCTTATAGCGCATAGCTATAAAAGCTACATCTTCTGTATTCTCCAATACATGATTATCAGCAGTAGTTTTTACTCCTTCACAAACGTCATCTAATAAATAATCTATAATGGATACGTCATGAGGGGCTAGATCCCAAATTACACCACAGTCTTGTATTTTACCAAGATTTAATCGTTGAGTATAAATATAACGTGTGTCTCCAAAGTCTTCCTTATTAATAATCTCTTTAAGCTTAACAATTTCAGGACTATATAAAAAAATATGACCCACCATTAAAACTTTTTTCTTTTCTTTTGCCAATTCTACCAATTCTTCTGATTCTTTAGGTTCAAGTGTCATAGGTTTTTCTACAAACACATGCTTATCCTTATTCAAACAGTTTTTAACAATTTCATAATGAGTTTCAGGTGGTGTGGCAACTACAATACCATTTATATCCCACCTATCTAAACAGTATTTATAATCAGTGTTAAACTCTACATCCCTGTACATAGAATCATTCTTAAATCTTTCTAAAGTATCTTCATTGGTATCAAATACCGCTGACAATGCACCAATATTGTTGAAGGTTCTAATTAAATTTTTGCCCCAATAACCTGCTCCTAAAATAGCTACTTTCATCTTATTCTCCTTTATCTGGCCAAATATTTTTGCCAGACTCTTTTATTTCTAATGCTTTTAATTCCTCATAAAATCTTAACATGGTATCCCAATCATAATCAATCTTATCCTTCCAATATAAATTAAAGTGATGTATATCTTGACCTTTAACATGCATAACCCGTCTAAATCCTTTAATTACCTCATGTACATATCTAATCATATGTATACGAGGAAAGTCTGCCCTTATTAAACGGCACTGCCAATCTGGATACCAATTCTTTTCAGTATACTCCCTTTCTTTTTCTAAATCTAACCAATGACGTCTTGGAAAATAAAAAGCATCAACATCAGTGTTTTGTGCTTTTTGAGCTAAAGTCTTAAACGCTTCTCCTAATTTAGAATCAATAGTCTCATCAGGAGCAATACCAATCACCCAATCAGCTACAGGGTTAACCCAATCTAAAAGAGTATTTTTGGTTTTAGAGAAGTTATTAAAGGTAAATTCTTTAGTTATACATCCCCTAGATTCAGCTAATTCCTTTGTGTTATCTGTAGTTCTATCATCAATCATAATATAACTAGCATCTACATAAGGTAGCACTGTGTCTAACATACGATCTATGCAGTGAGATTCATCTTTAACAAATATGGCATGTACTAATTTTATATCACCCATTCTTTCTCATCCTCACAATCATATTAAATCCGTCTTCAGTATAGGTAATTTCCATAAGTCCAACTTTAGCACATGTAGCTTTAAAAAATTGACGATCAAATCCAACATAGTGAAAGTTGCCTTCATATTCCTGGCCGCCATAAAGAAGCCATGAAGTTGTTTTACAATCCCTTACTCCTGTTAAATAAGCATTAGCAATAGCTTTTAAATTGGGAAGTCTAAATTCAATGATGCCACCAGATTTAAGAACACGCATCCATTCTTTAAGAACTGAGACAGTTTTAGAGATTGGAAAATGCTCTATAATATCACTTGCCAAAATATATTCAAATTCTTCATTATCAAAAGGGAGATCTGTAGCATCACCTGTAATGTCAATGCCATCTACATCTCTTGCATCAAAATTGATGCATTTATAATTTTTTGTAGGATAAAATTCAAATTGACGTTCTCCTGCTCCTACATTCAAAGTTTTTTTCATATTTTAAACCCCTTTTGTATTTCTTAAATAAAAGCTAATAAAAAACCTACCATTTTCTTCCCCTACTTTTATATTAATTAAATCACTTATTGTGAATCCTTTATTATCTATATCAAGTAGTACTCTCTCTAAACCACTTGAGATCGTATACCATTCTTTATTTTGTATATACTTTAAGTCAACATCAAAAGAATACACAGATTTTTCATATTCTAAACTCATTGTATTTCTTAAATATCCTCCATCTCTTTAATTATTTTTTGGCCTATAACTTCCCAAGAAAAATTTTCATTAATAAACTTTCTTAACCTGTTACCTTTATCTTTTGCAACTTCCCTATTAAAATAAACAAACTTCATATGATCAACAGCATCCATAACATCAGGTTGTGCCCAAACTTGATCACCTCTATACCAAGGAGATTGCGGCATTCCTGAAACTGGAGTTAGTGTATAATCTACAAGATAACTATTATCTTCTTTTGCATACTCTGTTGCTCCGCCCCAACCAGTTACAATGATTGGGTTGACACAAGCTCCCGCCGTAAACGAGCATAGGCCAAACCCCTCTCCACGATCAAGTGAAACATAACAATCTCCTCTTGCATGAAGGCCAAGCATTTCGTCTTCAGTAAGCATATCTGAAATTAAAATAATCTTTGGATAATGTGACATAGGAGTAAGTTTCTTTAAGTTTATAATCTCATCCCTCACTACCTTCTTTTCATCATCACTGTAACCAAATCTATAAGTTTTAAGTACAAGTACCACATCCTCATTACCAGTGAATGCATGCCAATAAGCCTTTATAAGATCTTTTGGATTTTTCCTTTCTTGCCATTGAAAAATACTATAAAACATAAATTTATTATCTACACCCTCAATATTATATGGGGTCACATTATTAAAACTATCACCAGATATCCCATGGGGTACTACACCAATAGGCTTAACCACCCCACTATTTTCAAAGACCTCTTTATTCCATTCACAACCTACCAAAACTTTATCAACAGTTTGATTTATGTATTTAGACCATGCTGGGTGAAGCTTACTTGTTTCCCAGATAGTGTACCCAATATTTATAACACCATTAACGGTGTAATTCTGCCAATGCTCTGGTGTAGAATGTATCAAATTAATATTATATTCCACACCATTATTTATAAGACCCATTATAGTCTCATTATCTTTGCCAAGATTTGGTCGATTATTTTCAAATGATATGGGATTTAAATTGAGTGGCACACCTGCTTCATGTAATGCAAGAATGTTTCCTCTTGCAGCTTTTCCATAACCTGATTGGTCAAGAAATGGGGCTGTATATCTTATTCCTTTAATTTCCATTGTTTATATTCTTCCTTTTAAATATCCATGATTTACATTTATCACAGTGACCTATAAGTTTACCTCTTTTAGAAGACTTCCAAATAATTTTTCCACCACAATCACATTCATTTTTATATAAACTAGTAGTTTTCATTATTATTTAATCTCCAAAAATTGTGGATGTTTAACTTGTTTAATAACTTCAGAGATGAAGAATTTCCAATATTTAAGTCTGTGTGTATGTCGTTGCATGAACATATTTCTTAACACCTTATAATTTAAACATACAACTCTTCGCTGAAGATAACCTTCTGGTAAATTATTTTTTGCTATCTCTAATTCCTCATCCCTAAGGATTTTTTTACTCTCAAAACCGTTTGTTACCTCTTTTAAAATCTCATTATATCTATCTACCATTATAGAATCTGTACCTTCCTCAAAATCCTCCATCGTTACTGGTCTATATTGTATGGTATGCATAGTAGACTCTGACTGTTTAGTTGTACCTACCCTATATGTATCAAACTCCTGCCAAAAACCACGTGGCGCCTCCAAATCAATCCATACCACAAGAGATTCAAGAAATTTATTGTGTCCGCCATCCTTCTTAAACATCTTCCCGGCTAGTCCATAATATAAGTTATTGAATCTTTCTTTGGTTAACCAATCGTCAAAAGGAATTGCTCTGTCTTTAAACGATAGTGATAAACCATACAAAGCCATTTGAATTCCATGCTCTTCTCTAACTTTTACTTCCATAATTATTCTCCATAATATTGCCATAATATAGCATTACAATAACAATGTACTGAACCAATAGTCATACCAGTATCATGGCTATGGTGTAAATGCACTGGGTAATTAAAAAATCCTTCCGGAAACAACCATTTATGTATTGGAATGTTTTTTATCTTTTCAGAAGGCTCTTCTTTTAAAGATTGTTTACAAAAATAACACAACCCACCTTGTTTTTTAATATAAGCCTCTCTGACTTTCTTTCTATCAGAGATAGGCAATTCATCATAATTAACTGGCAACTTCACTTTATTACTCCCCATAATCACAAGTTGGGGCGGATAAACCGCTCAACTTGGTTGTTATTTCTAAATATTAACTTTACTGTCATAAAGGAGAACCTAAATGACTGATAATCCATCATCGAAAAAAGAACTCGCCAACCTTGTTCTCGATCTCAAGGAAGAAAATTTTCAACTTAAGAAGAGAATTACTGAACTCAAGTTGGAGAATTCTCAGCTTAAGGAAAAAATTAGAAACCTTGAGAATAAACATATCCTTCATCAAGGTGGGATAATTAAACCACATTAGTGGGTTCATATAAGAAAACATATTTGCTCCAATAACCAGCAAGTTGGAGCGGACAAGCCGCTCAACTGTGGTGTTATTTTATTCTTACTATCTATATAGTAAGCATCATTTATACATTGTCAACCCTTTAAAGTGACTCACCTTTAATTAATTTTTCAATGTCTTCGCCTGGGATATCAGATTCATTAGTATGAGGCTGTCTACTACTCATAAGTGCTTCGTCAAATAAAGACACCCATTTTCTAGCAACTTTTCCCTGCCAATTGAGTTCAGATCTAACCCATTTATAAGCATTTTCAGCTTTTTCAATGGCTTCAGGGTAATTATTATAAATATGGATCATCTTCTCCACCATATCATCTACATTACACAAAGGCCTCCAAACATCATTATCTTTTGGCATAATGATGAATTCACTAGAAGTACTTCCACTATCAATTAAATATCCTCTATCTTCTGTAATATTCTCAACCATGGCAGTATTTCCAGGCATAAGAACAGGTGTCTTTGTAGCCATAGCCTCGATCCAAGAAAGGCCCCAACCTTCACCGACAGAAGTACTAACAATTAGGTCTGACATATTATAAATCATATTCACAACTTCGCGCGGATAACCTTGGTTGACATTAAAATTTTCTGGAAAGATTACATCTTCAGTTGTATTCATACCGTAGTTTTTAACTACTTCATGGAGATTCCAGCCTTGATCCTTATAAGCCATATGTAAATATAGAATAGAATCGGGCACCTGTTTTCTAAATTCAGCAAATGCAGCTATAGTTCTTGGTATATCTTTTCTTTGTTGATTTCTATTTAAATTGGTTATTACAAACTTATCTGCATGTTTTCCAAGATAAGCCTTTCTAAAATTTAATACCGCATCATCTTTCTCAACTTTATAATCAGTTATGTTGGCCCCGTGCGGTATTACTCTAATGTCCTGTACGCTGGGAAATACTTTCTCTGACATCTTTTTGCCCCATTCTGTATAAGCCACAAGATAGTCAGCAGCATTAACACTGTTTATCCATTCAGGTTTGGGTTGACCGTCAATTGGATAATAACAAATAGATTTGAACTTTCGACCTTTCAATTTTAACTGCTCAATCAGTTGGGGCATAAACGATAGGATAAATGTATCCTGAAGCAAGAACAATATGTCGAATTCCATCTGTTGGGCCATATTAAAGAACTTCTTCCGCCCATAAGGATCGCGCTCTTGGTTGGTTCCGGCCGGCCAGATTCTATAAGGCATATGTGTGTGGTCAAACGGGTCTCCCCAAAAATTTATCCCAAAAATATCAACATCATACCTTCCAGTCCTATAGAGACTTTCAAAAATATTTCTAGATACGGTGGAAAACCCAGTTGCTGAGGTGGGGCTATCGCAGTAGGCTAACACTCTTGTCTTTTTATTAATTTTTTTCTTTACCATAATTTGATTCCTTTTAATATTTATAATTATATCTTTTAAACATAATGGCTCTATACCAAGCCCTATGCCAATTTCTTTCTTTATTTGCTCTATTATTACATGCCCTACATACAGTTATTAGATTTTTAGGTTCACAATTAGTTTTAACATAATCTATATGATGAATAGTTAAGTCGTCTGGATTATTAGAGTAACAACTTGGATTAAGACATTTGTTTCCATCCCTATCACGTATATCTTGTTTGAATTCTTGATCTTTCCAAATAGAGCAATAAGGACCATTAGACACTCCACCCCTCCACTCATGGTTTCCAGGGCCGAACATCTTTACAGCATAACAAGTTGGGCATCTATACTCACCATTATACCAATCAGTAAAAGTTATTTCATGTTTGTGCCCATAAGGACATTTGTATTTAAGTTTTTGTTTTTGATTTATATAGGTTGGTGAAAGTAAGACATAATCTTCTTTCTCAAACTGACCTCTCACGAAATCTAATGTGAACTTTACATTTTTAGCGCAGTATTTACACCTAAAGCCTATTCGCCAATTACCAAAAGTCATACTAGTACTATGCCCTTTCGGACAAATTAAATTCAATTTGGAACGGTTATTAACATATTCCTTACTAACCAAAGTATATCCTTCACTCTCAATACATTCTTTAACATAATTATAACGGTGCCTGAAGCTGTCGTGAATACAATGTGGACAACGCTGTCCCTTTTTCCACTCTGAAAAACCTATTTGATGTTCATGCCCTTTAGGGCACCTATACTTTAATTTTGTCTTAGAATTAATATACTCACCACTTAATAATTCATAACCTTCTTCCTCAAACTTGCTCTTCACAAATTCATATGTTAGTCTTTTACCCATTGTCTACTTCTTTATTTTTTTAGTTGCTAAAAATGGTGATGTAAAATTAGTGGTCGCTGCCTTCATAATATTCTTTTTAACTTTGGGATTTCTAGCACAATAAGAATCCACAGCTTTTTTATTAAGAGAAGACATTTCTACATAGTCCTCATAAGGAACTAATTCCTTCACTGTCTTGGCGTCATAATTAGTTCGGGCGTTCTGTCTTACAAACACCTGCACCTCTTCACCCTTCAAATCTGAACCAGAATTTTTAATCTTCTCCATCATAATCATATCAAGTTCTCTTTTCCTTACATCTAAAATCTTAGCGGTACTTTTAACCATATCCCATTCAGCCACTATTTCATCATCTGACATATTAGCTATTGGCATAAATTCATAATCTGATTTAGTACAAGCATCTGTATATTTTTCACAGTAATCTTTATAATCGCACCACGGACAAAAAACATTTAAAGTAGGCTTAACATCATCCTCTTTCAAAGAACACATGGCTTCATAAACAGTGTCTAAATATTCAGAAAATTCCTTACGTTGTTCTGGTGTTCTATAAGAATAAACAGGCTCGGACTTTAACATGTCCAAACATAAAATAACTCTTTTATATTGTGGGTATAAAATTTGAGCCACAAGATCATACAAAGACAACTGTAGATCAGATTTTAATTGATCAGGTGTAGGAGCTGTTTTTGAAGTCTTATAATCTACTACAAGTAGTGTATCCTCATCAAGCTCTATTACCTTATCCATAGCGCCTATAAGTGGTACTCCTGAAGGTGTTTTAAGATCTGGATGTTGGCTATTAGGAAAACCAAATTGTTCCTCTAAACTTACTATTTTAGTACCTAAATCAAAACTATCAAGTCTGGACTTAACAAGGTCTCTTCCGATCGAATGCACCTCCATCTCTTCAATACCTTCTTTGACTGATACTTCATCATAGAACTTTAATATTTTTTTAACATCTTGTTTTTCTAATTTACCTTTCTCCATCCAAATCTTTCCTGCCATCTCTAAAGATTCATGGCAGGCAATACCTAATTTAAAAGATGGATTTGACATCTTGGGAAGATGCTGTACATACTGAAACCAGTATTTCTTTTTACAGCGCAAAAAAGAACTAATTCTAGTGGCACTGATTTTTATTTGCTTACTCATATTATAATCACTCCTTAATTATTTGTCAATATTATAATCGCTACACATTAAACCCATTTTAATAACTTCAAACATAAGTTTTGCCATAGCTTCTCTAAAATTATTAACCATTTGTTCAACATCTTCTATCGGCACAATGTTAAACTCTACCTCATCAACACCCTCGCTTTTAAGCTGAATCGATCTATACTGACCCGACACATCATATAAATCAACTAATTCATCTGTTTTGTCTAAAACATATTCCTTTTCTTCTTCCGTCAATTTAATATTTTTTCTTTGGGCCATCTCAATAAAAATTTGTAGCATCTCAATCTTTAAATTTTCTCTAACCATATACGATTCTAAATTAGATTTTGTACTTGAACCCATATTCGTGCTCCGTTCTGTGTTTTTTCGTTTTTAATATAGAGTCACAGCAATAAATAAGTTGTGCTATAGAGTCCACTACATCATTATATTTTTTAAATGGGTAAAATCCTGGGTCCCATTCTAATAAATCTAACATGATATTAAAAAGAGCTTCTTTATCTTTAGCTTTAAAAAAAGCTTTAACTGTCTTATTACTTACTATATAAGGGGGTGCCTTACGGTACTCAAATATTGTTTGTTCAGCTACACCAGCAAACTTAGAAAGTAATTTATTTACTAAAGGATTTCTACCTAAAAAAGTATCTTCAATAACAACTACTCTAGGTTTATACTTACTAAGTAAAAATTTTAATTCATCCCTAAATTTATCCAATCTTGCTGCTGTAGGTAGCTTTGCTTTTGTAGTAATATTCCCATAAATAAACACCCCATCTTCATGATTTATAGCAGACCAACCAGTACAAGAGGCTGATATATCTAAACTTAAAATATCAGCTCCATTCTTAATGCCCCTCATCCGCTTCAATATTGTCTACCTCCCAAGTAAAATCGCATTCACTACATGAGTATTTATTATTCTCTTCCTCATAAGCTAGCTCATCACAACGTAAACATCTATGTAAAGTATCTAAAAGATTTTGATTTTCCATTTTAATTTCCTTCCATAACAGATAAAATTTCAATTATACTTCCTTTAATTTCTACTGAATCATCATTAAAAAGTAGTGCTTGTGGGGTAAAAATCTGATTACCCTCTAAATTGGGATACTGATTAGTTGCAAGTAAAACTCTAGTAATAGATGGCATATATAGAACACCATCGACTAATAGGTCAAAATCTCCAGCAGCCTCATCAAAAACTTCTGGGCTTATTTCATTATAATTGCCCCTTCTTGGTAATTTAATCATTATCTCATCCACTACCTTAAATCTGGTTGGTGCTAAAGGTAACAGCGACATAGTCGGTAGTCCTTCATAAACTGTTTCTTTCATTACACACTCTCCATTACAATAAAATTATCAATTACGACTTCTGTCCAATATTTCTTTTCAGGAGCTTTGCAGTATCTACACTTACCGTCAAAAGAACTCTCCTCAATATGCCCATGTATCTTAACAAATACCCCTTTTTTAAGTTCATTCAGTGCTTCAGCATTACCATGCCAGGCAGCTATTTTAACATACTGAAATGCACCATTAGGTGTTGGAATAGCTAAAGTGCCTTTTAACAAAGATAAATTGTTTTGTCCAACTAATTTATAATCCTTTTTAGAAATTTTTCCTACTAACGTAACAAAATTTTCTCCTAAACTCTCATTCATACTTTTCCTCCTACATATAATCCTTCATATAATAAAATATTTGTTCATCGGTCAACTCCGCAGGGTCAAGTCCTTCACCATCTTCATTAACTTCTGTTATTATTTCAACAAAAAGAGGCATCTTACCATTAAGAAGATCAAAAGATCTTCCTATAGCTGAAGCACCTGCATAATCATTATCAAAAAAGAAGCATACTCCTTGGTGGGCATATGTGCAAAGAAGATTGACTTGTCCTGTAGTAATTCCTGATCCCATACAGGCAACAACATTTTTAATTCCCAATTCATAAAGTCTCCAGACACTCTTAAACCCTTCCACAATAATTAATATTTTTTCTTGTATTAAATCCTTAATATTATTAAGGTTATATAAAACAGTGTCTTTGTCAAAACCAGGAGTAAGTTTATATTTCTTATGGTACTCAACATTTCTTCTTATATCTCTTAAACTATAAGCTACTAAATCACCTTTATGATTTCTTATAGGAATTATATCCCTAAGAAGCCCATCCTTATCACTATAGCCCCCAGCCACTTCAAAATAATCTAAAGTTTCTTCTTTAAAACCATCAATTAAAAATAAAGAAGATCTATAAGGCTTATAAAACTTTAATCTAGATTCATTTACTATTGAAGATTTTTCTGAAACAATATTGCTTTGTCTAATAAACTCCTGTTTTTCTTTTCTTTGTTTATACAATATTAATTTATCTCTACTAACATTTCTACTACCAGTAAGATCTTCAAGGAACTCTAAAGCTTGCATAAAAGTACATTTATTTATAGCCCTAACTAAACCAAATAGATCGTTCCCATAAGTTTCATGACATTTATGAGAAAAACATACCCAAGTATTTAACTCTTTGTTAACCCTAAAGGAAGTAGTATTGTCACCACCGTGTATTAAACAAGCAGCTCTAATCTCTTTAGTAGATTCACTCTCAACAGTAAACCCCAACTGTTCAAGTAAAAATGCCGGATCTATTATCTGTTTGACTGAGTCTATACGATCCCTAAAACTCAATTGATCATCAAGTGATCGCGTCTTTATCGTTGTATAACCTGAAGGTCGCTTCGTCTGCGTCATCATTGTTAGACTCCTCAATATGATTATGTATAAAGTATTGATGTTTTGGTATTACCTCTTTTATGTCTAAATATTGTTTAAAAAACCAATAACCAATACCTTCTTTACAAGTACTACCACCTCTACGAGTATCTTGAATATGAATTTTATAATTTCCACATTCACTACGGCCTGCCATTTCTTTTTCATCTTCAGTTCTTGGACCCCACATCGCTATAATATCACCATATCTAGCTATTCTATCGCTGTCAGCTATATCATTTGCCCTATTAAGCTGTACAGCGGTCAAAACTGGAATATCCAATATCCCAGCAAGATCCTTTAATTTAGTAGTAATATCCCCTAACAACTGATGTTCTTTTCTAGATCCATCTGTAGAGGACAAATCAGGTTCTTTAATATAATCAAAAATAATAAGTCCAATATTCTCTTTAATCTTATACTTCTTACATAAAGCTACTACTTTTTCAACAGAATATCCAGGCATATATTTATGAAATATTTTTCCTCTTGACATACGTCTTTTTGCATCTTCTATCGCCATCAACTGTTGAGGAGACCAGCCCCCATGTTTAACATCCCTCTCTTTAACTTTAGACATTTTAGCTAAAGCTCTTGTTTGCCATTCTGAAAAAGAAAGCTCTGTATCTATATAGAGAGTAGGTACCTCTAAATTATAAGCAACATGACAACCGATATTAGTAATAAATGTACTTTTTCCCATTTTCTTTCTGGCAGCAATTACCATAAGTGTACCAGGTATCATTCCATCAATTTGCTTATCTAAAATAGTATAACCAGTGGACATTCCAGACATCTCAATACGTCTATCTCTTCTCTCTTCTATAAAAGAATCTAAAGTAGAACTCAATTCTACAGCATCATCATTAGCCAAAGATCTAACAGTCATATCTAACATATCTGCTTCAATACTTCCAATTAACTCACTGCTACTTTTTCCTTCATGGGCATTTTGAGCAATAAACTCCATGTGCTGTTGAAGCTTTACATAAGCTCTATATTTGGTACTTGCTTCTAAAACTAAATCAATATACTTCTCAAAATTATCTGAAGATACTTCTATATTACTAATTGACTGGACATATGGAGCACCCCCTATAACATCTATAACACCACTACTTTGTGCTTGACCTATAACCATAGATAAATCTATAGTGTTAGCGCCTTTTTCTAATATACCCTTCATTAAAACAAATAACATCTGATGATCAGGGTAAAGAAAATCCTTATCCGACATTTTTGAAATTATATCGTAAAAATAATCAGTGCTCTTAAAGCAAAAAGAAAGTACAGCCCTCTCTTCTGTTGGACGACAGAACTTTTCCTTTATTTGTAATTCCATATTAACGCCTCTCTTGTCTTGTAGTAAACAACTCTTTTTCTCTACGAGTAAGTTCTCGTTTAAATGTAGCTATAAATTCACTAATACTTCTATCCATCCCTTCAAGTCTAGCTAATTCATTCTGTAAATTACCTATTTCCTGATGAAGTTGTCCAAGATCATGATTAGTACTTATCAGATATTCTGTAGCAGCAGTTTTAGTTTTGTATTCTTTAAGGATATCTTTATTAAGTGAAATTACAATTGAAGAATCGAAAAATCTTCGCTTATCCATAAGAATTGCTTTGGTTTGATTTACCTGATAAGTAAAATAAACTAAATATTGTGCAAGCGCCATAGAGTACTTACTTATAGTTAATGAATCTAAACTTCCTAAAGTATTGGGATCAAAAGCCCATATCTCATTCATCAAGTCTTTATTTATTTTTACATTACTAAATGAAAATAGAGTAGTATCCATCATCTTACCTTATCATCCTCAATTCTCTCTTTAAGGGGTCTCAAATCATGGAATCCTGTACAATAATGAACTTCTTCAACAACTTCCCCAGTATTTGGGTTTCTTATTTCTAAAGTATTAGATTCCATGGGCACAGGAATTCCACCAATAACATCAACCTGAACACATTGATTACTTAAATTACAATACCTACAGTCCCCAATAATAGTTCCATCGTTTAAACATACAAAGTCTTTACAATCTTTCCCATAACGTATTGAATCTGGAGAAATTGTACGAATATTATATAAATCATTCATAAAAACCTTCCTCTAACCCTATATTAATTTTTTTAAGAACCAATTCTTCAGTTATATCCTCATCATAATTAAAACGTATTAAACAGACCTCGTTCTCTTCGGCCCAAATTCTTTTTAAATTATCTCTATATTTTTGTTGTTGAAATGTCTCTTTATCACCATGAAAATGCTTAACAAAGTTAGTGTGTTGTCTCCCCTGTACTTCTACATAGAGAGACAACTCTTTAACAAAGAAGTCAAAAAACAATCTACTCCCTCTATATCTTACATATATTTCAGAAAAGACCCTCTTATGTGGATTTGCTGGAAATAGATTCTCCAGCATACAAAGGACCTGGGTTGCTATGAAGCTCATATTGTTCTCCTAACCCTAATGTGGTTATAACTTCTTTTTTCACCTTACTAAATAAT